CCGCTTCATCACCAGCGCGATGGCGAGGCGTTCTTCCTCTGTCGATCCCTGCATGGTCAGTCCTTTGCGATGGCGGGCCGCAAACCACGCCTGGCAGGGCATCGAGCAGAACCAGCGATGGTTGCGGGGGCGTGGTTTGGCGGGGTTGAAGAAGCCGAAGCCTTGCGCGGGTCGCAGGCAAACGGCGCAAGGTTGAAGGCGCGGGTGCCAGTGACGCGCGGGGTCCGCAGCCGGTTCGGGTGGGCGCTCGATGTGCGCGGCATGGTTCACGCCGCCCTCCCGATGTCCGGGCTTGCGCGGCCGACGAGTTGGCGGATTTCGCGCTTGTTGAAGCCGAAGGTCATCAGCGCCGAAGCGCGATAGCGGGTCAGGCCGTAATCCTGGCGGAACGCGGGCGGCAGATATTGCAGCTGCTTTTCGGTCGCTGCCTGCTTCAGCCAGCCCTTCGATTTGAAGGCGCTTTCGTCGGTCTCGTATTCGTTCAGCCAGTCATCGGCCTGTGCGAGGCAGACTGTGCGCTCGCCCACGCCCAGCAATCTTGGCGCACGACCCTTCGATCCGCCAACGGCGTGCCAGCGGCCATCGAGATAGAAGATCCCGCCCCAGGCATTGAAGCCGTTGGCCATCAAGGCAGCATCATCGCCGAACAGATCGACCCATGCGAAGCTTGACCGCTTCAGAAGGTCGATCTCGGACATGATGAAACCCGACAGCGGGGTGGCATCCGCACCTTCGCCGGTCTCCAGGATCTCACGCGGGAAAGCCTCGCCGCAAAGCGGGCATTCGGTGGCCGCAAGTGGGATCTCCGCGTCGCAGGCCGGGCAGGTCTTGGTCGGGGCGTCACCAGCCTCGGTCTTGCCGTCAAGATCGACATCCTGTTCCAGCGTGCCGTGGATCAGGCTCGACGTCCCGAAATCCAGCACGATGCAGTCGGTCTTGACGATGCCGGGGTGTTCTTCGGGATCGACCGTGCGCAAGCCCCGCCCGACCATCTGGATCATGGTCGACTTGTAGGAACTAGGGCGCAGCAGCACGACGCAGGAGGTGGGCGGATGATCCCAGCCTTCGGTCAGCACCGCCACGTTGACGATGACGCGGATTTCGCCAGCGGCATAGGCGGCAAGGATCCGGCGGCGCGTGCCGGCATCAAGATCACCATGAATGACGGCTGCCGAAATGCCCGCACCATTGAAGGCGGCGGCAACGTTTTCGGCATGGGCGACGGTGGAACAGAAGACGACGGTCGGCCGCGCGCTCGCCTTTTCCTGCCAATGCCGGACGACCTCATCAGTCACCGGCGCACGGTTCATGATCTGCGCGACCTCGGTCATGTCATAGTCGGCGGCGGTCTTGCGCACGGCGCGCAACTGTTCCTGGACGCCGACGTCGATGATGAAAGTGCGCGGCGGCACCAGATGGCCTGACGCGATCAGCTCGCCCAACCGGACCTGGTCGCCGACATTGTCGAAAATCTCGCGCAGCCCCTTGCGATCGCCCCGGTTCGGCGTGGCGGTGACACCGAAGATCCGGCAGGCGGGATTGGCACCTCTGACATGATCGATGATCCGGCGATAGCTGTCGGCAACTGCGTGATGCGCCTCGTCTATGACGAGCAGGTCCAGCGCGGGCATCGCGGCCAGATTGGCGGGCCGGGTCAGCGTGGGCACCATGGCGAAGGTCGCCCGACCGGCCCAGCTCTTGGTCTCGGCATCGACCACTGAGGTGGTGATCTCGGGTGCGACCCGGCCGAACTTTGCTTGGTTCTGCGCGGTCAGCTCGTCGCGATGCGCAAGGATGCATGCCTTGGCGTCGCTCCCTTCGAGGGATTTTGCGACGACCGCCGACAGGGCAATGGTCTTGCCGAACCCCGTCGAGGCGATGCTGAGGGTGTTGCCGTGATCGCAGAGCGCAGCAAGGCTGCGCTCCACGAACAGGCTTTGACGGGGGCGAAGGCGCATGGATCAGACCCTCACTGCGCCCAGGACGGACGGCCGGGCACGCCAGCCGATGGCTGCGGTGCCGCTGCAGGTTGCTGAACGGCCGCCGCGGCAGGTTGCCCCGTGAAGGACGGCGCCAGCCCCATGTTCTGGGCGTAATCCCGGTGGTCCGGCGTCACCGCACTGCGGATTTCGTTCTTGTCGTCGCCGCTGGCATCGGTGCCGACGTCGATCCGGGCGAGGAATTCGATGCCGTCGAGATCCTTGAGCCCGTTGATCCGGCGCGCGGACTGGGCCTGCGGCGACTGGTCCTTGTCGGAAATCCCGCGCGCCGAATTCAGCATGCCGCGCACGAGGCTGCGGCCCATGTTCGCCCAATCCGGCCCCTTGGGGCTGTAGAGCCCGATCAGGGTGAAGATCTTGCGCCGGGCATACTGGCCCTCGGTGACGGTGAACTCGCCGTTCAGATAGACTGCACCAGTCGAGCCGCGCGTGGCATAACCTCCCGTCCAGCCCTGCGAGGTATCGTCGAAGCCGCCCGGCCGGATGGTCAAGCGCACCTTGGCTAGCGTGCCTTTCGGGATGAGGTTGGTGTTGCTCTGCGCATCGTTGAAATCGTTCCAGGACCCCATGGGGTGCCTCCTTCTGTGATCAGGATTGCGGGTGTTCGGGCGTGGCTGCCTGGACGGGCGGCTGATAGTTCAGCCGTTCGGTTGCCGGGGCGGCGGGTTTGCGGATCTTGGCCATCAGGCGGCCAAGGTGGGGTTCTTCGACCGGACCGAGGCGGCCGGAGCGGTCTTTGGCCGGAAAGCCCCAGGGGTTGATCGTCTGACAGACGAATGCGCGGTATGGATTGCCCCCTTCGGCCTTCAGCTCGGCCATGGTGATCACCTCATCGACGATCCCCGGCAGTTCCAGACCTGTCTTTGATCCGTCGATCTGCGGCTGAAAGACCTTGCGATTGAAGTCGTCCAGCTTCTCGTCGAGGATGCCGACGAACCAGACATTCTTGGCCCGCGTGTGCTGCAGATGCGTGAGCCAGGCGATCATCTCTCGGCCATGCAGCCCGTAAGCCCCGCGCACGTCCGGCTTGCCGGTCTTTTCCGACAGCGCCTCGGGCTGGCCCTTGCACCATTGAAAGCAGAGCCGCCCGGCCACCGTGATCGAGTCGACGAAGATTGTGTCGTAGTGATCGAGGGCGGCCGGGTCGCCGAACTTCTGGCAGACGGCAGCGTGGTGCGCCGGGCTGAAGGGTTGCTCGTCGCGCAGGCTGGGGTTTGCCCCACCAATGAACACTGCGAAATCCCGGCATTCCGCCCACGTGCGCGGTCGGATGCTGTCGCCGGGCCAGCCTTCGATGGCGAGATCGCCCGCTTCCAGATCCATGAACAGCGTGCGGGCGGGATCCAGCGTCCAAAGGAGGCTGGTCTTGCCGATGCCGGATTTGCCAAAGATGCAGCCCTTGATGCCGCGCGGTTCGGCCAGCCGCTGGTCGGCGGTGATGATGGGCAGGGTCACTGCGCACCCCCTTGCGGGAGGATCTCGACCTTCAGCGTGCCGGTCCGCACCGTACGAGCGGGCTCGAAGCCCTGACGGATGGCCTCGGGCCAGGCGACATAGTTGCGCTCCGGCACCTTGAAGCTGATCTCGACATATTCGGCGGGGTCATCCCCGGCGGCGCGGATGCGCTCGACCATGGCGGCCAGCCGATCCTGATCCCAATCAACCCGTTTCGGCAGATCGGCGACGACGGTGAAATCACCCTCATCAAAGCGCACCGTGCCGGTGTCCTTGCCAGAGGCGCTGCGCATTTCGGCGGCGCGGGTGGCAAACCGGACTTCCAACGCGGTGTTGAAGCGCGCGGTCACGGCCTTCATCTGCTTCGCGGCCGCGTCAATCTCGCGCTGCATGGCGGCCAGCAGGTCCACCGGAAGCAGGGCGATCTCACCCGTGGGCAGATTGATCAGCTCATCGATACCGGGTGTGTTGTCAGGGAAAGGCATTTCGGTCTCCGTATTGGGGGATGGGGATCAGGCGGCCTCGAGCAGGCGCACCGAAAGGGACGCACCGGCCTGGCGGGGCTTGCGCCGGGCGATGGCGATGTAGGCGAACTGGTCGGGCCCGATCCGGGCTTGCACGAGATGGACGAGGTCCTGTTCGGCAGCTCGCAGGGCGGCATCGGCGGTCCGACGCAGGGCTGAGCGGCGTTCGGGCGAAAGAGGCGAGGCTGAGCCGAAGGTGTCGACCGCGAGAAAGCCGCGATGATAGACCAGCGTCTCTCCGGGTTCGGCCTGAGCGATCCACGCCGAAAGCCCGATTTCATCGAGCGCCGGGCCGGACGCGCCGAAGATCGACACGACGCCTGTTGCGCGGATGGGGGTATGATGGGCCATCATGCCGCGCCCCGCTCGGCGGTGCTGCGGCGCTGGCGGGCCTGCTCATAGGCCAGCACATCCTCGAGACGGTAGACCACGCGTCCGCCGATCTTCAGGAAGGCCGGGCCATCGCCGGTCCAGCGCCACCGTTCAAGGGTGCGCGCCGAAATCGTCCAGCGCGCGGCAAGTTCAGTCTGGTTCAGGCAGGTTCTCGTCTGCATCGTCCGCTCCCGGTGTTCTGTTGGGAGGAAGATGCACGGTCCCGTGCGGGGATGTCGTCGGGATCAGAGTGGGATACGGCGGGGGATTGGCCGATGCGCTGCAATCATGGGATGAATCACGCGGCGGGGGATCGTCATCCTCCCCCATCCCCCTGCGCATCCCACGGCGGGGATCCTACGAGGGGCGACAGGGCAGGCTGGACTCAGAGTCCGGCGAGTCGATAGGCCCCGCGACCGTTCGACTCGATCAACAGTGGCCAGTCCTTCTTCGACTTGAAGATGTCAGACATCTTGAGGCTGCGCGACCCCGCCTCCCCCAACACAGCCTTGCCGCTCTGCCACGGCTCACCCCGCTGTGCCGCCGCGTGCAGGATGCGCACCACCTGTGCCTGGATCGGCCCAAGCTGGAACTCATGGCCGTTGCAGCGAACGTGATGGTAGTCGGCGGAGGCGTGAAAGGCATTGGCCTGCTTCACTCCCGCCGCTCCACGGAATCCGGATTTCGCTTCGAAACGGTCGCGTTCCTCGCGGCTTAGCACGAGATCGGGCTTGCGGATCGTGAGGGTCTCGCGCGATCCAAAGAAACAGGCATAGTCCGCCTTCGTGGTACGAAACCGGGTGACGCTGACCTCGCCGATACGGAAAAGCTGGAAAACATCCTGGACATGCAGATCGAGGAGCCCGTTGAACGAGGACCGCTCAGAAGGGATCGAGTAGCATCGGCCGTCGTCGGTTTCCTCGAAATCGCCGAACTCGATCGGCAGGTTGAGGATCCGGATCGACAGTCGCAACTGGTCGTTCTCGGCAAGATAGGCGACGTCTGCCTCGGGCAGTGACCATCGGTCAAGCACCTCCGCCAAGGTAAAATATGCCTTCTCGATCTCCATCCTGGCCCCCGATTCCGATGCAAAGTGTTTG